GAGGCTCAATGATGGAGAAGTGGCAGAGACGTGGCAGACAGACCACTGACTTGACGTGTGAAGATTGGGATAAGGTAGCGCAGGGATTACCTAAAGACGACGAAAGACATGAGTACGTGAAAATGGCTAAAGACATACAGAGTACGGTTATCGAACAGGTTATAGAAGATAATAGTTTTGTGGTTGGTATAAAAACCGCTAGTATAGAATTGAATTTCAGGCGTGAGTACTCTATTAAAGACGTACGGGCGGCACAGGAATTCTTACGTGTACTAAAAATATTACATAGAGAAGTTTAATTTAACTAACGACAGATAAGGAAACAAGTTATGACTGTAAAGGCGCATGTATTAAACGATGTAAAATGTAGTTGGAATACCGTAACACAGTTGGGTGAGTACTTTTCTAACCCTGTAAATGGATATAACACAGTAAATCGAACCTCCGAAGACACAGGGATACCCAAAGAGGAGGTAAAAGCGTATTGCGAAGCGTTTAAAGTTGGTATGGTATAGTTAATGGACTTAATAACCGTAGACTTTGAAACGTATTATGACAAAGACTATTCCTTACGCAAAATGACAACCGAGTCTTACATCCGTGATCCTCGCTTTGAGGTGATCGGGGTAGGAGTTAAAGTCAACAATCAAGATACGGAGTGGGCTAGTGGGACGCATGAAGACCTTAAAGAGTACTTACACACTTTTAATTGGGCGGATAGCGTACTACTCGCTCACAATACTATGTTTGATGGTTCTATTCTCAGTTGGTGTTTTGGTGTTCACCCTCGTCGCTACACTGATACTCTGTGCATTGCTCGTGCTCTACATGGGGTCGAAGTTGGCGGTAGTCTACACGCATTATCACAAAGATACGAAATCGGAGAGAAGGGTACGGAGGTTCTTGACGCTATCGGAAAAAGACGTGACTCCTTTTCAGAAGAAGCCTTAGATAAGTATGGTGACTACTGCGTCAATGACGTGGAGTTGACCTATAAGTTGTTTAAGATAATGGGTAAGAACTTTCCTCGCCAAGAACTACGAGTGATTGATGTTACCTTACGTATGTTCACCGAACCTATGCTTGACTTGGATTTAGGGTTACTAGAACAACATTTGGAAACTACTAAAGCAGTGAAGGATAACCTGATAACTTCTTGTGGTGCGACTAAGAAAGATTTGATGAGTAATGATAAGTTTGCCGAGTTGTTAAAAGGTATAGGTATAGTACCCCCAACCAAAGTAAGCCCTACCACAGGCAAGGATGCGTTTGCTTTCGCAAAGACCGATGATGGATTCAAGCAATTACTTACGCACCCTGATTATAAGGTGCAAGCATTAGCTAACGCGAGGCTAGGTAATAAAAGTACCCTTGAAGAAACACGCACCCAAAGATTCATAGACATATCTAAGCGAGGGTTATTGCCTGTACCTGTACGGTACTATGCCGCGCATACAGGTAGGTGGGGTGGGGACGATAAGATAAATCTACAGAACCTACCTAGTCGTGGAACACATGGAAAGAAGTTGAAGCGTAGTATAGTTGCCCCTGCTGGGCATATAATAATTGACTGCGATTCCTCTCAGATAGAGGCGCGTGTGTTGGCGTGGCTTGCAGAGCAGGAGGATCTGGTATCGGCATTCTCAAACAAAGAAGATGTGTACGTAAAAATGGCGGCTATCATCTACAACATACCCGAAGACCAAGTGACTAAGGAACAAAGGTTTGTTGGTAAGACTACTATACTAGGCGCAGGGTATGGCATGGGGGCTATGCGGTTTACCGAACAGTTGAAAGGTATGGGAGTCCACATGGACTTGGCCGAAGCGCGTAGGGTAATACAAATATACCGAGAAGCTAACTGGAAGATAAGCATCTTATGGCGCGATTGCCAGAACATGTTAGTGGGTATGTCTCGCGGTACAGCTAAAGCGTTTGGTACGCATGGGATAATTAAGCCCGTAGCTACAGATCATTTTGTTGGTGTAAGATTACCTTCTGGGCTACTAATGAAATACGGTGACCTAAAGTGGGCGCAGGGTGAGCGTGGTATAGAGTTTGACTACAAGACAAGGCGAGGCCGAACTAGGATATACGGTGGCAAGGTTGTAGAGAATGTATGTCAAGGCATAGCGCGGTGCGTTATTGCCGAGCAGATGCTAGACATAGCTAAGAAATACCGAGTAGTATTGACAGTACATGATTCGATAGCGTGTTGCGTGCCACTAGACAAGGCCGAAGAAGCGCGGGCATACATAGAAACGTGTATGCGTAAAACCCCAACATGGGCTGAAGGACTACCACTGGACTGCGAGTCTGGCATAGCCAAAGCCTACGGAGATTGTGAACCTGATGAGTAATTATATAGTTTTATTTGAAGGTACGCAGTACGTGGATGGTGTGTACAAGAATAAAGAAATAGCTGAAGAAGTTATGGAACGATTTGAAGAAGAAAAGTTTCCTTACCTAATGTTTGGTTTGTACGAGGTGCCTAGAGAATTTGAAATAACTGATGACATTTTTTGGGCTAACCACAAAAAATATTTACATGCCTTAAATAGAGCAACCGCAGAAGAGGTTACACACCATTGAGTATAAAGCCGTGGTCATTCTCAAAGATTAAGTCTTTTGAACAGTGCCCTAAGAAGTTTTACCACCTTAAAGTATCGAAGGACTATAAAGAGCCTGAGACAGATGCAATGTACTACGGCACAGCTTTTCACTTAGCCGCAGAAGAATACGTTAGGGATGGTACTCCACTCCCTGAGAAGTTTATGTATGGTAAAGCAGTATTAGATTCTCTCGTTGCTAAAAAGGGAGATAAGATATGTGAGTTGAAGATGGGGCTTACAGAGAACTTAGAACCCTGCGACTTTTTTGCTGATGATGTGTGGTGGAGGGGTATAGCAGATTTAGTTATCTTAAATGAAGAAGATAAGGTAGCATGGGTTGTAGATTACAAGACAAGTAAGAACACTAGGTATGCAGATAAAGGTCAGCTTGAACTAATGGCTATGGCAGTTTTTAAGCATTACCCCAACATAGAAACAGTGCGTGGGGGCTTGGTGTTTGTGGTATGTGATGAGTTGGTTAAAGAACAGTACGTACAGAAAGAAGCATTGAGCCTATGGAGTAAGTGGCTTACTGACTACAGCCGTATGGAGAAAGCGTACAAGAACAACGTATGGAACGCCAACCAAAGTGGCTTATGTAAACGTCATTGTATAGTGACCGAATGCGTATATAACGGGAGGAACTAATGCCCTACAAGAATCCGAAAGACCGTAAGAAACAAAAGAATCCTCCTGTTGGTAGTAAGGAGCATAAAGCACGTATGGAAAGACAACGTGCTAGGCGCAAGATGGACAAGGAAGGTAAAGACGCTAACAAGAATGGCAAAGCAGATAAGCGTGAAGGTAAAGATGTTAGCCATAAGAAAGCATTAAGCAGGGGTGGTAGTAACAAGGACGGAGTAACAGTAGAGAGTAGATCTGCTAACCGTAGTAGGAACTACAAGAAAAAGAAATGATGGTATAGACGCTTACCCTGATGCGTCTTTAAAAAACCCAGAGGTAGCCTTCCTTTTTGGTTACTAAGAAGTTACCCCTAACTTCTAAATCTGTAAAAATCAGGTAGTCTAAGGTTTGTCATTTCGTTGACCTGAATGCCGACCTAGCCCCATCGGCAGACAAAGTGGGGCAATTTAATTTTTAGCGTAACCAGACACCTGTTTACGCCTTTTTCTGACGGAGAGTGAAATTGAGGATAGTAAATAACAACTCGTTATTACTAAGATTGCGTAACCCTAAACAAGTTACGACAGTGATACCTAAGAGTAAAGAATTAGAAGATAACAAAGTGTTAGTTAATTGGGGTATAGAAGAAACTCACGTATTAAGAAACTTAAACATAAAAGCTCCATCGCCTATAGAAGGTACTTACACATGGACAGGTCAGTACACACCCTTTGACCACCAGAAAACAACCTCCGCTTTTCTAACTCTTAACCGAAAGTCTTTTTGTTTTAACGAGCAAGGCACAGGCAAAACAGCTAGTGCTATATGGGCATCAGACTTCTTACTAAACAAGGGGTTAATAAACAGAGTACTTGTTGTGTGCCCTTTATCTATTATGGATTCCGCATGGCGTAACGATCTGTTTACCTTTGCCATGCATCGTACAGTTGACGTAGCCTATGGCTCTGCCGCAAAACGTAAGGACATAATCAACAATGGTGCTGACTACGTGGTAATAAACTACGATGGGTTAGCCATAGTGGAGGATGTTGTAGCCAACGCAGGCTTTGACCTAATAATAGTGGACGAAGCAACGCACTATAAAAACCCTCAAACTAATAGATGGAAGACACTCAACAGGTTAATAGGTGTTAATACGTGGCTATGGATGATGACAGGAACTCCTGCGGCACAGAGTCCTTTAGATGCTTACGGTCTAGCCAAGTTGGTAAATCCAAACAGTGTACCTAAGTTCTTTGGTTCTTTTCGTGATGTAGTCATGCGCAAGGTAACTAACTTTAAGTGGGTGCCAAAAGAAACATCTACCGAAACAGTGTACAAAGCACTGCAACCTGCGATACGCTTTACTAAAGAAGAGTGCCTCGACTTACCTCCTATGGTGTACGTTAACCGAGAGGTAGAAATGACCCGACAGCAGACTAAGTACTACAAAGAACTAAAGAGTAAGATGGTAATGCAAGCCGCAGGAGAACAAATAACAGCGGCAAACGCGGCAGTCAACATGAATAAACTCTTACAAATATCAGCAGGGGCAGTGTATACGGACAAGGGAGGAGCGTTAGAATTTGATATAAAGCACAGGTACAAAGTGTTACGTGAAGTCATAGACGAGTCTAGTAAGAAAGTATTAGTGTTTGTACCCTTTAAACATGTGATAGATATACTTACTAACAGACTACGTGATGAGGGAATAACTACAGAAGTTATACGTGGTGACGTGTCTGCACCTAAGCGCACGGATATATTCAAACGCTTTCAAGAACAAGAAGATCCTAAGGTATTAGTTATCCAACCTCAAGCCGCCGCGCATGGAGTTACCTTAACAGCCGCAAACACTGTGGTGTGGTGGGGGCCAACAAGTTCTTTAGAAACTTACCTACAAGCTAACGCTCGTGTACACAGGTCAGGACAAGATCATAAATGTACCGTCGTCCAGCTCCAAGGTTCTCACGCAGAGAAACGTGTTTACGCATTGTTAGATAACAGAATCAACGTACACACAAAAATGATTGATCTTTACAAAGAAATACTTGACTAAAGTATAATAAGTCACTAGAGTAGACATTCCACTACTAAAGGAGATTGTTATGGGTGAGGTAGAAGATGAACCTAACGCGGCTAAATTGACTGAGGTTTATTTAAAGATAAAGACTAGGCGTGCGGAGTTGTCCGCATCATTCAAAGAAGCAGACAGTGCGTTGAGTGAGCAGTTAGATCAGGTAAGGAAGGCGCTACTTGCATACTGTGAGGATCATGGGTTAGAAAGTGTTAGGACACCTGCGGGATTGTTCTATAGATCTGTCAAAACCCGATACTGGACTAGCGATTGGCAATCCATGTATAAATTTGTATTGGAGAATGAAGTACCTGAGTTTTTTGATAAACGTCTCAACCAAGCTAATGTAAGGCAGTACTTAGAAGATAACCCCGACCTAGTACCTAAAGGTCTTAATGTAGATTCAGAATACGCGATAGCGGTGAGGAAAAAGTAATGAGTGAACCATTCGTACCTATTGAGGAGTTGTCAAAACACTTTTCAGTATCAATATCTACCATACGTTCTTGGATACGGCAAAAGCATATACCCAAGAGTGCGTACTTAAAGGTGGGCAACACCTATCGTTTTAGACTTAGCGATGTTACTGAGGCGTTGAAGCCCACTGGTAGTGATGATGTTGGAATGCAAACATCAATAGACAACGTATTAGATGAGGCGTTTGCGGACGAGGATATCTAATGGGGGTAGGCTCTGACCTACGTCGAGTCAGTATACGTGGTAGCAAATTTAACGAGGTAATTAACGGTAAAGAAGTTAGCACGAATACAGATAGTTTTAGGGATGTTGTTATTGTAAATGCGGCTCCGATATCGCGGACATACTACGAGGATGCTTATGACCCCAACAAGGTCGCCTTTCCTTTATGTTGGTCAGCAGATACTCAGAGGCCATCTATAGATGTTCCTGAAGGACAAAAACAATCCGCTCGTTGTATGGATTGTATGAAGAACATACGTGGTTCAGGTAGTAACGGTGGTCGTGCATGTAGGTTCTCACAGCGCCTAGCAATAGTATTTGAGGGACAGTTAGATGAAGTGTATCAACTCCAACTACCTGCTACTTCTATATACGGCAAGGGGCACAGCGGACACATGACCATGCAAGGCTACGTCAAATTCTTATCAGGGCGTAGTGCCAAGGCTACAAACATTCTTACAAGAATGTATTTTGATGAGAGAAGTGTTATACCAAAACTTTATTTTAAACCTATACGTTCTCTTGGAGTTTCGGAGTTGGATACTGTGCAAGAAATTATTAATACCCCAGATACACTTAAAGCTATTTCTTTAGATGTGTCACCAGTAAACAACTTTACCTCTCCGTTCGATACTGTAGATGGGTTTGAACTAGATGCAAACTTAACCTAAGGACTTTTGTTATGAGTTATATTATTGAAAATGTAGAAATACTTTACCCCCGTATTAACCAACCGTACAAGTTTGACCAGACGGCAGGGGACAACGGTAAGAGCGTGCCATGTGATGCATTTGAAGATGGCGCTAAATATGAAACTAAGTTTCGTATGAACAAAGATCAAGCTAAAGCACTATACGTACCAATGGCTGAAGCTTACGCAACGGCTAAAGAAAAGAGTTGGCCTGATAAGATAGACTTTCCTTTTGACAAGCAAGAAGACGGTTCTTTCATAGGTAAAGCAGTACTTAAAGCGGCGTACGGTAAGGATGCTACAGTTAGACCGAAGCAGTACGATGCCAAGAGTAAAGAGTTACCTGAAGATTTCAAATTAACTACTGGAAGTACAGGTAATATAGCAGTAACCTTTTACCCATACTTTATGCGTGACGCAGGTGTGTCTATCCGACTTCGCGCAGTGCAGGTTACTAAGTATCTACCTCTAGAGGCCGCATCACCCTTTAGCGCAGTAGATGGTTTTGAGATAGAAGAAGATGGTAACCCATTTGAAACTGCCCCTGTAGTTAAGGAATCCGCGCCAGAAGTAAGTGACGAGATATTTGAAGACACTCCTGCTCCAGTAAAAGAGCCTACGAAAGTTGTCAAGTCAAAGAAAGCTGTCGCGCCTAAAGAAGCAGATAAAGATTTAGCTTCGATAGTCGAAGAGTGGGACGCTTAATCCCCTCAAAACACGTTACGTAGCTAGGATTTTCCGAAAAGGGTGCGCTTGCACCCCTGCTACACTATCTCTCGGACTTAGGTAGTGAATCATGGATACAAAAACATTTTTACAGAATACGTTAGGTAGGGAAGGTCACTACTGTGTATTTGCATTCCGCACAAAAGATGATCGAAGGGTACAGAAATTCTATCCTTCTATAGATCACATAGTGGATGTAGCACAGAATTTAGACTCGCAGGGGTACGATACTTACTTTGCCCTAGCAACATTTAAAGAACCTAACTCACGTAAAGTTAACAACGTAAACAAACTAAAATCTTTCTTTCTTGACCTTGATTGCGGTGCTACAAAAGATTACCCCGACCAAGACCAAGCCATTAAAGCATTAGGGCAATTTTGTAGGACTCTTTCCCTACCCAAGCCTATGCTAGTTAACTCAGGGCGTGGCGTACATGCCTATTGGTTCTTACATGAAGAAGTATCTGTACTGGACTGGGTTCCTGTAGCAGAACACCTAAAGAAGTTATGTGGTGTTCATAAACTCTTAGCTGATCCCGCAGTCACTGCCGATGCCGCTAGGGTACTACGTATACCAACGACTCATAATTATAAGACCGACCCTCCCTCCCCTGTAAGTTATTTTGCAGGTGATGTGCCTGATACCATAGACTTTGATGTGTTTGCCAGTCTGCT